CGCAGAAGAGTTTCAGGATAGCCTGGCAGCCACCAACCCCAAAGCCGCTACGGCCAAACTGATCAAGGATGGACCCGGCATCTACACTCTGAAACCGGAATACAAGGATAAGGGTTGAAAAACCCGACTAAAAGCGCCCTGCGCGAAAAGGAGTCCAAGGTGGAATTAACGAAAAAGGCAAGAACGGTAGTTGATGCAATTGAGGCGTGCGGGGCCAGCCCGGAACTGACCCATGCCGTAACCCTGGCCAGCGATCTGGCAACGGACATTGAGTTTATGGAGTTGCGGGAGGTCGCCGTTGAAAAAGGCTGGAATGTCCCGTCAGCCAATAACCCGTTTCCGAAGCATTCCTGGACCTGGTACTGGCGCAATTGCATGGCTTACGAAAAAGACCCTTCCATTGGCCGTCCGGTACCACCGCACCGCTAGCACCTGAATTGCTATCAAAAAAAGAGAGGAGAAAACACCATGCAGAAACACGAACTCGCAGCAGAAATTGAAGAAAAGTCAGGCGGAAAACAGACCGTGCTCATGACCGCCAAGGGGCAGCCAACCTACATGAACATCATCCCGGCTTTCCGCCTGGAGGAACTCGGCCCGGACTTCGGCACCGGCCTGCACCCCGCCTTCATTGTCGGTGGCCGGGAAGTGCCGGAGATCTACATCGGCACCTACCAGGCCATCATCCTCGACGGCGAAGCGCTCTCCCTGCCCGACCAGGACCCGGCCAATTGCATCAACTACGACCAGGCCCGGGAAGCATGCAGCGCTGCCGGTGACGGCTTCCACCTCATGACCAACTGGGAGTGGGCGGCAATCGCTCTCTGGTGCGCGAAGCAGGGTATCAACCTGCGCGGCAATAACTATCGTGGCCAGTCCTATGAAGAGCAGTCGGAGCGCGGCACTATTACCAAATACGGCCGTACCGCCACAGGCAGCGGCCCGGATAGCTGGCGTCATGACGGCACCCCGTTCGGCATCGCCGATCTGGTCGGCAATGTCTGGGAGTGGCAGGACGGTCTGAAGCTGGACAGCGGCAGAATCCTCATGCCGGTAGACAACGATTTTCGTCTGCCGGAAAGCGACTGGCCGGAAGCAGGGGCAGTCATCGACCTGGTTAACGAAACCACCCCGCAGATTTCCGACACCATCACCGGCCGTGACTGGGACAGCGTGGAATTCTCCGAACTTGCCGTAAAAGAAGGTTTCAGCGTTCCTCTGTCACTGAAGCAGGCGCTGCTTGCCCCATCACTGCCGCTTCCTGGTCGCTTCTATGCCGACAATTGCGAGGATTTTGAAGCTATGCCGTTGCGCGGCGGCTCCTACGGCAGCAATGGCATTGCGGGGCTCGCCGCCCTCACCCTGGACAGCGAACGCATCTTCAGCTACGACGGCTATGTCGGGTTCCGGCCCGCTTTTATTGATTTATCTGGGTTCTGATTTTCTGGGTATCTGATGGGGGTTGGGGCGTAAGCCCCTGCCCTGAAGGGGCAAAGAGTGGAAAATCTCAAGATCAAGCAACGGGCCGAGGACATGATCAAGTACGGATACATCGCCCTGCGGCAGTTCCCGAAGTCGGAGAAGTTTTCCCTCGCCCTCGACATCAAGAGAACCATGTTCGCCATGCTGGAGAAAATCATCAGAGCCAATCGCCAGCGGGACAAGCTGGCAGCGCTCTACGAAATCGACACCGAACTGGAAGTGCTGCGTACCCAGGTCCGGTTGGCGATGGAGTTGGAGTTCCTGCCGTTCAAGAAGTACGAAGTATGGTCCGGCCACCTGGCCGAAGTCGGGCGAATGCTCGGCGGCTGGCTCAAGGCGGTTAAAAAGGGGTAAGGCTGCAATAAATGCCGTTGCGCGGCGGCTCCTACAACAACAATGACAATGCGGGGCTCGCCGCCCTCAACCTGAACAACGAACGCAACAACAGCAACAACAATGTCGGGTTCCGGCCCGCTCTCGCCTGCAGCCGGATATGGAAAAGCCCACGGGCAACCATCAGCGCCAGGCAAAAGGAGCGTTACTCCTGTGTCGAGATGGCACAAACAGGCAACAGACAACCGGCAGCGGCCAGTAACCAGAACAGTGAACGTGGCTGCCGGGACATTAAAGGAAAAAGTAATGCCGAAAACTCACAATAATCTCTGGCCACAAATCGTGAACTTCGAAAGCCTCTATGCCGGCTACCGGGCCGCTGCCCGGAACAAGCGTTTCCGGGATTCGTCGCTGCATTACCGCCTGCGGCTGGAAGAAAACATCATCAACACCATGAATCTGCTGCTCTGGAAACAGTGGCAGCCGGCGCCGTTTCGCCAGTTCTTCGTTCACGATCCGAAAAAGCGGCTGATATCCGCTCCGGCATTCCGCGACCGGGTTGTTCATCATGCCCTGGTCCGCGTCCTGGAGCCGCTATTCGAGCGGAAGTTTATTGCCGACTCCTATGCCTGCCGCAAGGGCAAGGGCACCCATGCGGCCAAGCAGCGGGTTGCAGGCTTTGTTGCTGAAGCATGCCGGCAGCACGGCGACTACTATGTGCTGAAAGCGGACATCAGATCCTTCTTTTACAGCATCGATCGCAGCATCCTGCTACAGATCCTGGAGCGAACCATTTCCGATCGTGACGTGCTCTGGCTGATCCGCCAGATCGTCCTGTGTGACGAAGAGTCCTGTGGCATCCCCATCGGCGCTCTCACCAGCCAGCTTTTTGCCAATACCTACCTGGACTCCCTCGATCATTATGTAAAGGACGATCTCGGGGTGAAGATGTACGCCCGCTACATGGACGATTTCGTCATCATTCACCGTGACAAGGAATACCTGCAGCAGCTCCTGAAGAACATCGAGGCATTTATCACCAATCGGCTGCGCCTCACTCTCAATCCGAAAACCACTATCTACAAATCCGGCAAGTCTACATGTCACAGCGTAGATTTCTGCGGATACCGGATCTGGCCGGAACACATCAAGCCTCGCAAGCGTACCGTCAAGGCTGCTCGGAAACGGTTCCGGAGGCTCGCCGATCTTTACCGGCAGGGAAAGATTGAGCTTGATCATATCCGGGCCAGCATCGCCAGCTTTCTCGGCTACATGAAGCACTGCAATGGAGCGCTGACCGTGGAATCGGTATTAGCAGGCGCGGTATTCACCTGGAGGGGACCATGCAACTAGATTTCTTCACCCAGCCCGCCTGCGACCACCTCCCGGTCGGTCAGCGGGAATTCATTGCCGGTGCCCTGGTGTGCCATAAGTGCGGCAAGGTATTGCGGACCAAAGAAGGGAAAGATTTGAGTATGGAGAACTGATCATGGCTGATTCAAGGATTGAATGGACCGATAAGGTCTGGAACCCTACTACCGGCTGCACAAAAGGCTGCTCCTACTGTTACGCCCGGATCATGGCCGGCAGACTTCAGAAGATGGGGCAGGAAAAGTATATCGGTGGGTTTGCCCCGGCCTGCCACCCCGGAGAACTGGAAAAACCGCTGTGTTGGCGGAAGCCTTGCCGGGTGTTTGTCAACTCTATGGGGGACCTGTTTGACCCGGCAATACCGTTCGAGTTCATCGATCAGATATTGGTCGTCATCGCCTGTTGTCCACAACATACTTTCCAGATTCTGACTAAGTTTCCGGAACGGGTGTTGGAATACTCCACTGACCGCTTGCTACCCCCTAATCTCTGGGTAGGGGTCACGGTAGAAGATCAGGCAGCAGCAGATGCCCGGCTTCCTTTTTTGCTCCGCACCCCTGCCGCTGTCCGTTTCGTCAGTATCGAACCGATGACTGGCCCGGTGGAATTACCCCGTATCAAGCGCACTTTGGTTAAACCATCAAATCATTTTCCCGGAGTTGAGTTTGCTGGCGATGGTGGTTACCCCCTGGGAGTGGACTGGGTTATCTGTGGCGGCATGACGGGTAAAGATGCGGTTCCGATGCATCCGGACTGGGTACGTACTTTGCGTGATCAGTGCAAGGCGGCTGATGTGCCGTTCTTCTTCAAAGGATGGGGAGAGTGGCGGCCAAGAATTGCCGCCTGGGAACCGAAACCGTTTGGCATCTTTCTCGATGGCAGTTATTACCGGGCAGGGCTGCTTATGGGGCCTATCAATGCGGAAGCCATTGCAATTACCGAAAGGCACAGCCGACAGCAATACGCCATGATACACCGTGTCGGCAAGAAGGCCGCTGGCTCCCGGATTGACGGTCAAGAATGGAAACAGCTTCCGGAGGGCTTATGAATTCTGAATTGTGCGAAGAATGTCTGTGTAAATATTGCAGAAATACAGACTGTTTCAAAAAGCCGAACTGCGGAACGATCTGTAACTCGAAATGGGCTGTGACGGGCTGCAGGGAAGCGAAATAACGAAATGGTCCGACCGGCCAGAGCAAAAAACTGAGTTCCCCCACCTCTGAACAACTGCCGGGTTGGGTGGTTAAAAGGTAAAAAGCGGAACGAAGCTTGGACCATCAATATAACGCTGGCGTTTCAGCGGCTCTGGCCGCTGGAATAAGCTGGTTATACGAGGTTTTATGATAACTCTCGAATGGGTAGATCACGAAAAACTAGACCATCTCTGTGATTTTGTCGCGAAAGGCCCCGGCCTCGTCGTAACAGTTGCGGGCTGGGTCGCCCGCCGCAGTGATGGTACGTGCGATTGGTGTCTATTTGCGGGTAGCTTTAACAGCACTACCGGCACCGCCCCTGATGAGCCCTCTGCTAAATTGGCATTGGAAACGGAGTATCAAAAGCATAACTGCCCGAATTGTGGCTTGCACACGCATTTCTACGTCAATCACGGCAAAGATGCCCGTTGTATTCAATGCGAAACGAGATGGCCGGTGGAAGTGACGAATATTTACGTATAACGGCTACCGCATGATGTGCGGAGCGAAGCGTAGTCAAATCCATGCGGTTGTTATCCGTCTGAGGGGGAAAAGATGAGAGAGGCCATAAAACCGAAAAACTGGTGTAACAGCCCGTATTATGTCCGGGAGATATCCGACCTTTACAGGGTTGGATCGCGGGTAGATGCATGGCGGGAGTTTCTGCTGTCAGAGGCAATTGAAGTGCTGCGCAGCTTGAATATGTCCGTGTGTAGCTTCAATCAGTACTCCATGTTTGATCAGTTGATTATTATGCTGGACTGCTCAGAGGAGGCAGCTATTGCCGGTATCCGGTCAATTATGCGTCAGGGGTATGAGCAGGAATTTGAGTTCCACCGGGATTCCATTTTCGATGAAAGGGCTTGGGCGTATTTGCCGCTCAGTTGTTTTGCTGACGCTCAAGGATTCAACGAACGAGACCAGGATCAAAAATTATGGCAGTCGGATATCCTGAAAATTAACCCGATGCCTGAATTCATGGTCGGTATTAAAAAAGAGTGGATTGTCCCTGCTGATTGTTTCACTTTCGCGCACAAGATCAAGGTTGATAAAAAGAACTGGCCATCAGAAAAGAAAAGATTCGCTCAGGTAGCGTTCAACCATTCGCATCTTGACCGCAGATTCGAGGGAAACCAACATGTTTCAAGCGGGATTTTCCCAGTTGATAGGGATATTGCAGTCATCCGGGAAGAGCTGATGGATCAGGCGATGATGGTTTGCGCTAAACATGCAGTTACGGTGCAGCAGGGCTTGAATGGTAAAGTGACGCCATGACCGCCAAACCCTCCGCCATAGATGCCAGGCTCGGTCGCGAAGAGGAGACGCTGAAGGCTGCCGTGGTCAAGGCCATGGATGCCCTGGAAGTTGCCGCCACCCATGCCAACATCCGCAATCACAAGGCCGCCAAGCAGGCCCTGCAGGATTACCAGGATAAAAAAGCCGGTATCGAGAAATTCAAGACTCAGGCCGGTGCACTGGAGTATCTGCAGCGCAACTGGAAGATCGAGAAGAGCAAACTTTCCAAGGATGTCTCCAACGGTAAATGCCCCCGCAAAGATGGTGTTTTCCTGTCTAAGGATCTTGATTTTTACGCCAGCGCCGTAAATCTGCCGGCAAGCACCTCTGTTCAACCAGCAGCGAATGACAGTGGTGATCGTCTCAAGAATGCAGCTGCCGATGAAAAGGAATTCCGTCTCGGTATCCTCAAGGGTGATTATATCGATGCCGCCGAAGAAGAAGCGAGAGATGCCAGGCTCTGGGCAGCCATCAAGAGCGACCTGGAGCATCATGCTCCGATCATCGTTAATGAGCTGATCAACCGGGTAATGGCAATAGTTGAAGATGAGCAGGCGCGGGAACGGATCCACAAAATTGCCTTTGAGTTGCGCCTGACTTATGAAGACGCCGTTGCCGATATTTTTGACCGCTACGCGCAAGCCGGGGGCATCGATGCTTAATGCAAAATTCTTCCCTTCGTTGTTGATCTTTCTTGATGTTCTCGCCGCTGTCGGTTATGGCCTGCACGGTCTGCGCGAGTGGCGGAAAGTCGTCTACTGGCTGGCAGCCGCAGTATTGACATACGTGGTTACCTACTGATGGCTCTTTCTCCCGATAAGACTTTCATCCCCCTGCGCCCCGCAGAAAAAAAGATATTCCGTAAACGGAAGCATCTGCCCGGCCCGCAGTGGATGGAAAAGAACGTCTACGTGCCGATCGGCAGCCGGCAGGGTCTCTACCGCAATCAGAACAATCCGGCCATGTACGGCGTGCTCGACTGGGCAACCCGGCATCACGTCCGCACGGTAGTCGTTGCCAAGGGAATCCAGATCGGCGGCACCCTGGCGTTTTACGGCCTGCTGCTCCGGGAGGGGGAATATACCAGTGACAGCGCCCTGATCGTCATGGCCGACGAAAAGACTGTCAAGAAGCTGGTCAAGAAGCGTCTGCAGCCGATGATCGACCGCAGTCCGGCGCTGGCCAGCATCAAGAGCACCGACCCTGACGACACCACCCTCTACAGCATCACCCTCGCCCACGGTTTCACCATCGATGTTGGCTGGGCATCGTCCGAGATGTCCGTCTCTTCCGAATCCTACCGCATTGTCATGCTGGATGAGATCAGCAAGTACAAGAGCAAGGGCAACATCGAAGATGCCAAGGCCCGGGCAACGGTGTATCCCGATACCTGTCGTGTCTGGATCTGGTCATCACCCGGGATCGATAGCGACGATGCCGATATGCGGGATCCGCTCATGGTAGAAGCCGAGGCCTGCGACGTCATGCTGGAGTTCCGGGCCAAATGCCCCGACTGTGGCGGTAGTCAGGTCATGCGCTTCGAGCAGTTCAAGTGGCCCGGCCAAGCTAACCTGGAAGGTAAGATCGAAACCGACCCGAAAGCCATCCGCAGGAACAAATCCGCCTGGTACGAATGCGAGCACTGCCAGAGCCGCTGGAACGATTACAAGCGGGACAAGGCCATTCAGTCTGCCATGGAAGATGGCTGGCAGCCGACCGATGACTGTGATATCGAGTTTCCCCAATCGATTTACATCCACTTTCCATCCTGGCTTAGCCCCTATGTCTCGCTATCAAGCGTAGTTGCCGACTGGCTTGAAGCCCAGGGAGACGAAGAGAAGCTGCGCAAGTGGCACAATCGCCATGCCGGCGTGTCCTATCGCTACGGGCGGAAGGTTAAGGCTTATAGCGCGATCAAAGAACTTTGCGATGACCGGCCGGAAGGGTTGGTGCCGTCCGTTCCGATAGCCGCTATCTCGATTTTTGCGGATATGCAAAAGGTTGGGTTCTGGTACAAGGTCACCGCTTGGGGCTATGGCATGGAGCAGTCAAGCTGGCTTCTTGAAGCGGGTTTTCTCGACTCCTGGGAGGCTCTCAGGAAAAAGATGTTTGAATCGGTATACGAGGATGTCCATAAAAACAAGTACATGATCAACCTGCGCGCGCTGGATTCCGGCGGGGGAGAAAGCACCGATTCCGATCTATCCAGAACCGCCGAAGCCTATATCTTCGCGGCACAGAATCCGGGGGTGCTGCTATTTAAAGGCCGTCAGACCATGTCACGGCATTTCAACGTCACTGATCTGGATCGGCTGCCGGGTACAAACAAACCGCTCCCGGGATCAGCGAAGCTCTACACGATCCACACGACATTCTTCAAGGACAAACTGTCCGGGAAATTGCTGATCAAGCCGACAGATCCGGGAGCATGGCTTGTGCACCGCGATATCGATGACGATTTTTGCAAACAAATGTGTTCCGAATTCAAAAACAGCAAGGGCTTCTACGAGTGCCCAAAAAGCAGGCCGAATCATATATGGGACTGCGCCTCCAACGAGCTGGCCCTGGTGGAGATAGCCCAAGTGAAATTCTGGCCGCCACCGGAACCTGAACCGCAACGACAAGCCGCAAATCATCATACCCCACCCGTCGACAGTTTGCCCGGGTGGTTCAATAATCGATAATCCAGGAGGTTTTATGCCGTCGCCGTTCCGCAAAGAAGAAGATACCATGACCGTCAGGGAGATTTGGAAAGAGCTGGACTGCAAGATTTCAATTCGTAAAATCTATTACCTGATCGAGAGTGGTGAGTTGAAACCCGCTTACCGGTTTGCGGGCAGCCGAGGAACTTGCGTTGCGCGCGATGCTGTGGTGGCATACAAGAGCCGATGCTTTATTGATGTCGGTGCGTAACCCCATAATTCCAAGCCCCATTTCCCGGGGCTTTTTTATTTTTACCGAAAAAAAGTCGTGCACGTAGCGCACGGCGTGCACGTAGCGCATGGCGTGCATGACTTTCCCTTGTTCGCTCCCGTATCCTCGGGAGCATGACCGTCACCCCTCTCTATACAGCAGTAGAAATAGACGCTGAAATCGCCCAGGCCAAGCTTGATCTGGCGGCTGCCCGCCGGGCGCTTTCTACCCAGATCAATACCGGCGGCACTGATCGGCGCATCCAGCGCGAGCAGGTCAAGTCGCTGCAGGATCATCTGGACTGGTTGCAGCGGCAGCGTGCCGGGCTGCAGGTCGGTCATGGTGCCCAGTCTCATATAGGGAGGCCCGCGCGATGAACACCGGTTGCAGTATTGGCCGTTCCTTTCCGGCGGCAAATTCCACTATTCCGCAAATGCAGGCCGCCACCGTTTCCCGTGCCGCTGCCGGTGCGCTCGGCACGATGAGTAACTGGAGCCCGCGCCGCCTGTCCTGGAGAGAGGAAAGCAACCAGCGGGAAAAAGTGGTGCTCCGCGCTACCGACATCACGGTCAACGACGCCCACGGCGCCAGCATTGTCGATTCCATCACCATGAATTCGGTCGGCACCGGCCTCTGGCCGCGTTCCACCCCGAACGCCAAGCGGCTCAACATCTCCGAAGAGCAGGCGGCCGATATTGCCGAAACCATGGAATGGGAGTTCGAACAGTTCAATAAAGAAGCGGACGCCCGGGGCATTACCGATTTCTACGGATTGCAGACACAGGTTGTCTGGTCTGCCCTGGTCAAAGGCGAGTCGCTCACCCTTCCCCTCATGCTGCGCGATATTGCCCGGCGCTATTCCCTGGCGCTGCAGATTGTCGATCCCATCCGGCTGCGGACTCCGGCGGTCTATTCTTCTGCCGCTGATGTGCGTGATGGCATCCGTCTGGGAGAGCACGGTCAGCCGATAGGTTATTTCCTGGCAAACCCGGAAAACGGCCTGATGGTTCCCGGTCTCGATCTTTCCCAGTTCGAGGAGCTGCCGCCCCGGCGCGGTCATCGTCCCGTGGTAATGCATGGCTTTGTTGCCAAGGAACCGGAACAGGTGCGCGGCGTGCCGATCTTTGGCCCGGTAATGAAACTATTCCGGGACAAGGGGGATTACCTCGATTTCGAATTGGTGGCCGCAATCGTTGCCGCCAACTTCCCGGTCTGGATCAAAAAGACAAACCCCTACGATGCCAACACGCTCACCGGTGTCCGCCTCGGCGCTCCCGGCAGTAACGCGGCAGCGCCCGGCGAGAGAACCCATTATCGCGAACTGACACCGGGAATGATCCACTACGGCAACGACGGCGAGGAACCGGTTTTCCCCAACCCGAACCGGCCGTCCGGCAACCTCCCCGCTTTCCTGGAAACCGTGCTGCGGGCAATCGGCGCCGGTGGCGGCGGCATGCCCTATGAGATCACCGCCAAGGATTTCAGCAAAACCAATTATTCATCAGCCCGCGCGGCACTCGAAGAAGCGTGGCGGGTATTCGGCTTTACCCAGGACTGGCTGATCAAGGTTTTCTGCCAGCCGGTCTGGGAGATGGTTTTTGAAGAGGCCGTGCTGCGCGGTCGCGTCAAGCTGCCGAAGGGTCTGGATTTCTACACGTTCCGGGCCGAATGGTGCGCGGCACAGTGGACCGTTCCGGAGCGGACCAGCCTCGACCCGGTCAAGGAGATGGTCGCTCACGTCATGGGCAAGCAGAACAACGTGACGACCGACGCCGATTTCTGCGCCAAGCGGGGCAAGGATTACGAGGCGGTCTACAACCAGCGCAACCGGGAACGGAAGCTGGCAAAGGAGCTGGAATTGCCGGAAACCGTTGGCGGGCCGGCGGTCAAGAAAAAGCCTGAAGCTGCCGATGATCCGCAGAATAACGACGATACCGGAACCGATGCACATTTGGAGACAGTATGAGACTCGATAACCTTGTGAGGCTGATCAGCCAGCAGTGGGCAATTAACCCTGAAGTGCTGGAGAACTGGTGCCAGATCCTGGACGCAAAGTTGTCCGGTCAGGAGATTCCCGCCGAGTTTGCCGCTGTTGGTGGCGGCTCCGGTGCGGGCGGTGATGAGCCGTTCCAGCGAGACGGCAATATTGCCATTGTGCCGATGGTGGGGACGCTGGTGAAAGCCAACACGCTTTTTTCCTGCGACGCCACCTATGGCGGTTTGCGGCAGGCGGTTTCCGCTGCCGAGAAGGCCAAGGGGATCGACGCTATTATCCTGGACGGAGATACGCCGGGCGGGACGGTAGCCGGCGCCCAGGAGGCCGGGGCCTTTCTTGCCAAAGTGAACCAAAGGAAACCGATCTATGGCTGGGTTGATGATCTGGCCGCTTCGGCTGGTTATTGGTTGCTTGCCCAGACCCGTATGATCGGGGCGCACTCTGCCGCCGATATCGGTTCCATCGGCGTACTTACGGTCCATTATGACCGCTCGGGAAGGGACAAGGCGGCGGGTATCCGCCGCACGGTGCTGGCCGTGGGAGATTTGAAGGCTGCCGGGAACGATACCGGCCCGCTTTCCGCCGAGGAGCATGCCTATCTTATGGACCGGCTTGAGCAGACCTATGGCCTGTTTATCTCTGCTGTCAACAAAGGCCGTCCGCAACTTTCCAGCGACATGATCCGCGCCATGCAAAGCCGCGTTTACAAAGCCGCCCAGGCCAAGGATTTGGGGCTTATCGATCACATCATGGGCCGGGATGAATATATAGACCACATCAAACGTCAGACAAAGGGCGCTGTGAGCGTGCCGACAAAAGGAGTCAAAGCTATGAACAGTGTTGAAGATCTCAGAGCAGCACACCCCGACCTGGTTTCCCAGATCGAAGCAGCAGCCCGCGAAGGAATGATTGCGCAGGTAGAACATGCCGCCGCCGTAACCACCGCCCGGACGGAAGCGACAACCACCGTCCGCACCGGTCTGCTTGCCCTGCACGCCGCCGTATTCGGCGAGGAACCGGGCAAGAAGTTTTCCGCCGTCGTAGAAAGCGGCATCACTGCCGACCAGGCAAAAACCCTGGGAGTCACGGCAGAGAGCGGCAGCGCCGATCATGCCGCTATCCTTGCCGCGCTGGTCGCTGCGGCTCCGGGTGGACTCAAGCCCGGCCAGGTTGCGCAACCTGCGGCGGCGGTGGCCATCGATACCACGGCCATCTATTCAGCCCGGCAGAAATAAGTAAACGTCGCACAAACGAACCTATAAAGGAGAATTGACATGGAACTCACCGAAGGCCGCCATAGCGGCGAATTTCTGTACAGCGAAGCATGCGGGACCCGGTCGCTGGAAACCGTAACCATTGACACCGGCGATCTTGCCGCCGGCACTGTCCTGGGGAAAATCACCAAGGGCGGCGCTACCGGCGCGGCCGTGGCCGGCAATACCGGTGACGGCACCATCACCGCCGCCCCGGCAGTCGCTGCCGGAGCAAAAGCCGGCGTTTACCGCGCCGTCTGCATCGAGCCGGCCGCCAATGTCGGCAAGTTCCTCGTCACCGATCCCGACGGCATTAATCTCGGCGTGGCCACCGTTGCCGTCGAGTTCGTCGGTGGCGGGCTTACCTTTACCATCGCCGACGGCGGCACCGATTTCGTGTCCGGCGATTCCTTCACCATCACCGTTGCCGCCGGTTCCGACAAGTACGTCGCTTACAATCAGGACGGTGTTGACGGCTCCGAATTGGCTGCCGGCATTCTGTACGATAATGTCAATGCCACTGCCGCTGATGTGGAGGCGGTTGTTTATGTCCGGGACTGCGAGGTGAACGGTTCCGAACTCACCTGGCCGGCAGATATCGACGCCGGCGAGAAAACCGCCGCCATTGCGCAGTTGGCAGCACTCGGCATCATCGTCCGTTAATTCAGCGAGCGGGATTATTCCCGCCCCAACGATATCAGTTAAAAGGAGACCATACACCATGAACGTGCTCAACGTTTTCGACCAGGATGCTTTCGGCGTAGTTAGCATGACTGCTTCCATCAACAATCAGCCTTTCGTACCGGGCCGCCTCGGGCAACTTGGCATTTTCGACGAGGAAGGGATTCCCGTCCGGACAGTAATGATCGAGGAAGAGAATGGCATTCTCTACCTCGTTAAAAACCAGCAGGTGGGCGGTGCCGGTCAGCAGAACACCAACAGCAAGCGTAAAGCCCGCTCCCTGGTAGTTACCCACCTGCCCGTTTCTGATCAGATCCAGGCCCACGAAATCAGCGGCGTCCGCGAATTCGGCTCTGCCGATCAGCTGAAGACGGTGCAGGCTGAAGTAAATAAACGGCTGCTTACCATGAGCCGGTCGCTGGACGCCACCCTTGAGCATATGCGGGTTGGCGCTGTCAAGGGTCAGATTCTCGATTCTGACGGCAGCACGGTCATCTACGACCTGTTCACCGAATTCGGTGTTACCCAGGAAGCAGAGGTTGACTTTGATCTCGACAACGCCAATCCGGCAGAAGGTGCCCTGCGCAAGAAATGCGCCGCTATCGTCCGCAAGACTGGCGACAACCTGGGAGCGGTACCGTTCATGGGCATTCATTGCCTGTGTGGCGACAATTTCTTTGATGATCTGCTTGCCCATAAGGAAGTGCGCGAATCCTACAAGAATACGCCGATGGCGCAGATTCTGCGGGAAGGCTACGTCTACCCCAATGGCGATGGCCAGAAAATCTACGGCGCTTTCGAGTTCGGCGGCATCGTTTTCGAAAACTACCGTGGCAAGGTCGGCAACGTCAGTTATGTCAATACCGATAAGGCGCATTTCTTCCCGATTGGCGCAATGGGACTGTTCAAGAACTATTTCGCTCCCGCCAACTACGTCGAGACCGTCAACACCATCGGCCTGCCGAAGTATGCGAAAACGGCTATCGATATGCGCTTTCAGAAGTTCGTCGATATCGAGGCACAGTCCAACCCGCTGCCGATCTGCACCCGGCCTAAAACCCTGATGCTGGCTAAAAGGACCTAATCGTAAATGATCGACTTCGCCGCAGACATACCGGTTCTCCTGGCCGACTTCGGCGAAGCCCTTCCCGTCAAGCTCAACGGGGTTTTGATCGATACATTTAATGGGATTTTTTTCTATGAGGAGATCATCGATTCGCCGAATCAAGCGGAAATCGGCTCTCAGGTCCTGACGCTGTTGCTCGCTACAAACGACTACACAAAGCTGGACAAATCCAAAAAATACACTTTCGGTTACAAGGGGGCCGCGTACATGCAACGCGGCCCCGCAACCGAAGCTGAAGGCTTCAAAAAACTGCAACTCACAAAGGCTTAACCAATGTCCACTGAACTAGCCATCCTCACCCAGCTCGAAACCGCTCTCCGCGGCGTCACCGTGGCCAACGGCTACCAGACCGACGCCGGCAAGAGCGTGTTTAAAAACCTCGAATACGAGACAGCCCCGGAAGCGGATCTCTGGCCATGCATCATCTATTTCCCTGGCGAACTCAGCTCCGGCACCGACGGGGAGGTTCCCGCCGGCCTCGGCGAGCAGAACAATTTTCTTCCCGTCACCCTCGAAGCCTACATCGTCGATGATGAACGGGGCACTGCCGGGCAGAAACTGAAAGAAGATCTGCGTAAGGCCATCACCGCGGCCGGCCGTTTCGGCGAACTGGTGGAACTGGTCCAGGATTACAAATCAGCCACCGAAGTCAGAGCCGGCGCGGAAAGCTACTGGAGCGCAGTCTCCGCCAGCTTCATCTTATTTTACGTCACGCCCTGGGGGGAAATCTGATGCAACGAACCCTGCTCAGCCTGTTGATCATTGCTGCCGTTTTCGGCCTCGGCATGGGCGTAGCGGAAGCAGCAGACGACCTGGTTGTCGCTGTCGACCGTGCCACCCTCGTGAAGTTTATCGGCGTCGGCATCCTCGCTTTCCAGGCCGAGATCTGGCGCAACCAACGGGTGTTGTTTCGCAGCCACGAAAAACTGGGGCTCGAACTGAAGTCATTGAAGGGTTACTGCAAGGGTAAAAACGGCGATTGTGCCGATGATGAAAAGGAGGATTAGAAATGAAGATCACGGAGCATTTTTCGCTTTCAGAAATGGAGCGGTCCGAGACGGCCACGAGGCATGGCATAGAAAACCATATCCCCGACGAACTGATGCCCAACGTGCGGAGAGTCGCCGATGCTCTGGAGACGATCAGGGCACACTACGGGGCACCCATCCACGTCACCAGCTGTTACCGTTCACCCGAGGTCAACAAGGCCGTTGGCGGATCACAGACCAGCGCACACCGGTTTGCCTCCGCTGCCGATTTCGAGGTGCAGGGCGTCCCGAATATTGAAGTGTGCAGGGCGATACCGCAACTCATTCCGGATTTCGACCAGGTTATTTACGAGTTCGGCCCGTCCGGCTGGGTCCATCTTGGATTTGCCAAAGAGCCGCGCCGGCAGCAGTTGTCCGCGGTCAAGCGTGACGGCAAGACCAAATACCTCCCCGGCATAGTCGAGGCATAGACATGCCGTGCAAGTGCACCTGCGGCAGGGATATCGACTGCGGCGACACCATCTGCCCGGTCTGCGAGGCCAGTCAGGAGCAGGAACGAAAAAAGGAGAACGGTGATGACGTGTGACGACTGCGGCAGCGACAAGGCAATCCTCTACTCGTCCCCGAGCGGCGCGATGCTTATAAAACTCTGCCCCCGCTGCGTCGTCAAGTACCCGCTAGTTCGCTCCGTCACGCCTCAGACTGCGGCCTGCCGCCCCTGCCGGCACCTGGGGCACTGCTGCCGCACCGCCAACCATAACAAGCCCGCCACCCCGGCGGGCACTAAACCGGAGGATTACGAACCATGAAAACACTTTTTCTTGCACTCTCCTTTATCGCCATGATGATTTCCGCCGCGCTCTTCCACGCAAAGCGAAAAGTTGCTCTTCATCTCGGCGGCCTGCCGCGGCTGGCGATTCTGGCTCTGGCGCTCCTCGTCTGGCCCGTGCTGGCCATGGCCGAGGGGGGCGGAGCCTTTACCGTTCCGGAGGCAGAACCCACCACTATTTATGCTGCCGCTTTCGCCGTACTCTGGTCCCTGTCAGAACTGCTGGCGTTCATGCCGAAAGTCAAGGCCAACGGCGTGTTTCAGGCCATCGTCAACATTCTCAAGTCGCTGGCGGGTAAACAGTAATGGGAGCCTGGGGCGCCGCCTTGGTGGAATTTTTCCGCCTGGTGGCGCAACTTCTCAACATCGGGGCGAAACGACAGGAAAGGAAAGAGGACAGCCTGGATGAAACTAATGTGCAGCAGTTTCGCAAAGAGCTTGATGGCGGCAATATTGATGCTGCTGCTGCCGATCAGCACGACCGGGTGCAGCGGGCGCTATGTGGTGATCCAGGGCGAGGAGACGGTGGCGGTGAAAAAAGCGACTCTTGACAACCTCTACAGCGACAACGAGCGCCTTCTGCGTGCGCTGGCAAAGTGCCAGGGGGGCAGATGAAACCGGTAAGACTTACAGAAAAAGATACTGCCCCCTCTATCCTCACCTACCAGGTTAACGGGGTACCGATCGATGTCACCGGCTACGGCTTTACTATCAAGATCGGCTACACGCCGACGCCGTTAAGCAAAGCTGCCACGCTGCTGGATCAGGTAACCGACAAGGGCAAGTTCAAATTCAGTTGGATCAGCACCGATTTGAAGCCTGGCGAATGGCCGTTCGAAATCCTCACGACCTTTCCCGACGGAACGGAAAAGACCAGCCCGGCCATGCAGATGAACATCGGCGCCCGGATCGTTTAGTATGCCCACCGCCACGATCTATCCGGAAGCCGGGTTCATCTGGGACGCCCCGCAGCTCGACTTTCTGGGAGACGTCGCGGCCTTTTCCCTGGCAGCTGCAGCTCAGGCGCTGTTTGATTTTGCACCCTATGACGTAAACTTTGACCCCGGCGGAGTGCCGGGCAACTTCCTTGATGCCGATGGTGAAGTTCTTACTTCTGATGGCGAGGCGCTTTCATGGTGAACATGCTTAAAGACATTATTTTCATTATCGGCTGCCTGCTCCTCATCGCCGCTTTCTTTGTTGTCGTCTGGTGGCTGCTCGATAACCTGTCCGGCCACCCGACGCGCTTGTGGGATGTCCTGACTGCCATCTGGACTGTTTTTAGCGCTTTGAAATTCTGATCATGGTGACCCATGCTTGACCGTATTCTCCTGACAATCATTTTGCTGCTGATCTTCCTCGGCCCGACGTTGGCGAAGGAGTTCTATAGCTTCCCGCAAACCGGCGAATTGCAGGACCGGGACATCTACCTGCTCCGCCGTCCGGCTGCCATCAGCTACGACAACAACACCGGCACGCGCAATATCACCGGCGCAGCCCTGCGCGGAGCCGTCTATCAAGGCCTCTCCGGTTACGCCCGCACCGGTCACACCCATATCCCCGTTTTTTACTCCGCGGCGACCATGACCGTGCTTACCGGCACCCTCGCCTCTGGTAACGTCGCCAGCCTCGGTGCCATTGACAGCGACATTGCACGGATAGACGAGGCCACCGGGATACCCGGCTACAACGTCGAAATGGTGTTTACCGGTGTATCTACATTCAACAAACTGCAACTCCATCAGCGATATGTCGGCAGTGCGACCCACAATATCCAGATTGATATTTACAACTGGAACACGAGCACCTGGCAGCTGCTGGAGATCATCAACAATCAAAGCACGATGATGTTCAAGTCCTACGATGTCGCCACCCCGGCGGACTACATCTCCGGCGGGCAGGTAAAAGTCAGGCTCTATCACGTCTCCAGCGGCAATCCGGCGCATTACCTGCTGCTGGACTACGTGAGCCTGAAAGACGATTTCTCCTCGGGCAATGCCGACCACGGCGCACTGCCGGGGCTTTTGGACGACGATCACACCCAGTATCACAATGACGCTCGGGGTGATGCCCGCTACGCCCGGCTTCGCCAGCAGGCGACGTTTGCCAATCTCAGTGTGCTGAACGCCAAGGGAATTTATTTTCAGACCGGCGGGAGTTTCACCGCTACCGAGCTGAAAACGTCATTGATTACCGGCACGTATCTAAAAGACACCGCCAGCGGCAGGATGACCTATATCGTCGGTCTCATCAACCACGAGACCGACACCACCGGCAACCCGCACAACATCACCCCGAACAAGGTTTTCGGTACCCCGACCAGCGCAAAATATCCGCTTTTCCAACCCGGCGGTGGCTTTACATTCACCCGGCCGCTGCAAGCCTGTGTCGACATTTTTGACGGCCGCCCGGGCGAGCGCGGTTACCGCGGCTACTCCGGCGCGGCCGGAAGCGCGGCCACCGTTGCCGTCGGTACCGTCACCACCGGCAAT